TTTGAATTTGGTAATGAAAATATTTCATTTGATATGACAAATGAAATAAATGGAATATTAAATGGTACTATTACAGGAGTTACAGGGTGGGGTGTTGCATTTAAACCAAGTATTGAATTGTTAACAGGATTAACATCTTACTATTCGGTAGGGTTTTTTACTCGCCACACACAAACTTTTTACGAACCTTATTTACAAACAAATTATGATGACATTATACAAGATGATAGAGATTTATTTTCATTAGGAAAAGCAAATAAATTATATTTGTATTTGTATGAAGATGGGAGCCCAATTAATTTAGATTCAAATCCATCTGTCACAATTTACGATAGTACTGGAGACCCAATAGAAGGACTGACCGCACTTACGACATGTAGAAAAACTCAAGGTGTTTATGAAGTCACAATACCCGCACTTTTAGGATATAAAACACCTTGTACATTTACTGATGTATGGAGTAATATATCCCTAAATGGTGTTGAGTTACCTGATGTTGAAAACGAGTTGATTGTGCGACCTTATTCGTCCTCAATTTCAATAGGTACATCAACTAATGAACCATCGGCATATGGTTTTGATTACTATGGTATAAAACAAGATGAAAAGATATTAAATACCGACATCAGAAAAGTTGGTGTTATCATCAAAAAAGAATATACATCAAATCAACCACTTAACAAAATCAAAGCATATTATAGGGTTTATGTTAAGGAGGGTCAAACAGAAGTACAAGTTCAAGACTGGACACTAGTTAACAAAACACCAAATGAATACTATTTTATATTCGATACAAGAGATAAAATTCCAAACGAGTATTTTGTAGACTTAAAGTTGAATATTAATAGTGAAGTAACAACATATAAAAAACAAATAAAATTTCAAATTGTGAATAAAAAATGAAAAAAGTAGTTAAGTTAACAGAATCCGATTTAAGTCGTATTGTTAAAAGAGTATTAAATGAATCTCACGAAGATTATTCAGATAGATATATGTTCTTCTCAAATTTAGAACAAATGAGAAGACAATGTGATATGTTATTAGAGTTAGACCAAGATATGGTAACTCAAATTTTAGATGATGGTCACGATTGGGCTCAGGACCATATCGCTGAAGCCAAAAACAATATGGACCAAGTATTTGACTTTATGATGAATCATATTAAAGGTGATGGCGTACAAGATATTGAGGATGCGTCTTTCACAGGTATGATGGAAGAAGGTAGAAAAAAAACAGGAACAAAATTATGTTCTAGAGGATATTCTGCGGCAAAATCAAAATACAAAGTATTTCCCTCAGCATATTCGAACGGTTACGGAGTACAAGTTTGTAAAGGAAAAATGCCCGGTTTAGACGGAAAGAAAAAATGTTCTCCGCCGTACTGTTAATATCAGAAAACTTTTATATCTTTGTATCCACAAAACATCCCCTATGACACTTTATCAATTTGTTAAAAGAAAAATCAAACGAGTATTTCTTAGATACCACCTTTGGTTAAACAAGAGGCCATTAGACCAAAAGGTTGACCCCGCGATGAATAGGTATCAACAAACCTGTTTCCATATCGCAAGAAAATTACTTAAACAAAGTGATACTGAATTGATATTTGCCCCCGTATCAGAAAAGAAAATCATTATAAACGATAGGTTGGGTATTGTGTTGACATTACAACATCAACAAGCGTTTGTTACAAACCACGTATACCATTATTCTATATTGATGGATGCTAGAGTTTGGGAGAGAGTTAATTATTTATTCGGTAATGAAATTGAACAACGTAGAAAATCTTACGAAACGGTAATTCATTCACAAATCAATTGTTCTTTAACGGATATTCTTAAGAAGATTTAATTTCATTAAGAATATTCTTTATAAGACTTCTTAAATTTTCGTTTGTTTTTTTCTTCTTTGGTTTGTAAGAAACCATAGTTGGTTTGTTACCTGTACCCGTCTTAGGTTCTGATTTTTCAGCACTTCTTTTTTGTTGACACGCTGACCTTTTTTGAGCATCTGTCATTTTGGATGCAACACCTGCGGCACGACATTTTGGATAACCTTTAGAAGATGCTTCAGGTCTACCACAAGGGGGGTGTCCACCACCCTCTTTTTTACGACAAATATTAACCCAAGGACCTTTTGGTTGTTTTGACCCTTTAGGTTTCTTTTTAGTACCAAACCAAACCGCCAAATCTTCTTTTAATATATTATGAATAATTTGGTCAATGTTTTCTTTTTTTAAAGGTTTTGAAGGTCCGTTTCCACTATTAATATTGTTACCATCATCATCACTTTCGGTTGGGTGATTTTTAATATATTTAGACATTTTTCTTGCTTGAGATTCTTTTTTCTTTATTTCATTTTTAGGTGTAGACATTTTACCATCATAACTATCGTAAGCCAATTCAGCATCATCATATTTTGATGATGGTATATAATAGGGTTGCATTTCCTGTTTATTAAATAAACGAATACCAGGACCCATAGGTTGTTGGTATTTACCCGAAGAAATGGAAGCAGAAGTTGCCTCATTTATTTTTTTATCATTTGTCATTTTGAAATAATATTCTTATTATTATAAATATCATAACCCTATCAATTTTATGTTGTACGAAAATTTTGTTTGGACATCCGAACTAACACAAGAATTTAATAAAGTTATATTGGACAATTATCATTGTATCGATGATATTGACCAAGCAACATACGAATTTGTGAAATCTAAAATTTATAATAATGGAAAAAGAACAACTATTAGCAATTCTGTTTGGGAGGTTGGAGATTCAATCGGAGGAACAATTGGATACAATTCTTCAGACGTTATCTCCTGATATTGCCACCGTATTTTTAATTCATGCGGTTAAACACGCATATGAAAGAGGTGTTTACAATATAGGTGAGACAGAGGTAATATCTAAATGTGTTAGGATTTTATCCAAATAAAAAAGGGACGATTTCTCGTCCCTTTTCATTATTATTATCTAACTGATTATCTCAATTCTCTCAAATCGAATGTACGAACTCCGTCAACTGTGATACGTCCGTAGAAACGGTTGTTAACCATTTTCTTAGCGTAACGTGTCATGATACCTTTAATAGGTGTGAAGTTGAATGGATTGTACATAGTTGGAGTTAATTGTAGAGGTACATACGGTGCGTAAATGTATCCTGTGTCAAGTAACGAAGTACCTTTGTGACCAATCAACACTGTGTTTGGTGGGAAGTAAGGGTCACGGTATACTTGGTAACGACCAGCCAATGTACCTACTCTTTCAATACCCATGTTGTATTGGTCTTGTTCAGGTGAAGCATTTGATACGTGGAAGTATTCCAAGTCATCGAAAATTGCAGAAACCTCAGAAGATACTACAATCCAGTTAGCACCACCACGAAGAGTTGACTTGTGGATTTGTGCAGAAATTTGGTTAATTGCAGTAATCAAAGTTTGATTCCAGTCTTTTTGAGTGTATGGAGTAGTTCCTGTTGAAGACAGACGCTTCCAACCGTTGTAATCCCAACGAAGATTCCAAGCCGCTCCTTTACGTAAGTCACGTAAAATTTCACGGTCAATTTCAGCCGCAACTTGTTCTGACAACAATGCTGTCAATTCAGCCTCAGCATCAATGTTGTGGAACGCCGCAACGTCTTGAGCAAGTTCAGGTGACCATTGTGCTCTTAGTTTTCTTTCAGAAACTGATACCGTCACTGACTGTAAGTCGAAAGAAACCTCACCAATTTTATCTTCGAACTCAAGTTCTTGGTAACGTCTCCAAACTGCAGTAAATGCATTGTTCGTAGCGGTTGAAGATGAGAAAGTTGAACCTGTATATCCGTCCAAAGAATCAGAACCACAATTGATACATGCCGGTACTTGTAAATCAACTTCTAAGAAGATGAATCCGTTAGCAGTACAAATATCGTTGTATGAACCACCATTTCCTGAACCAGGCCATGTTGTGGTTGTGTTACTTCCGTATTGTACCATACCTTTTCCATATTTTTGAGTTACAACTCTGAATAAATATGGATTTAAAGCGTTTGCCGATGTAGTTGTATTAGTTGTTACACCAATAATCTTTAGGTCAGAAAGGAACGTTTCAGAGTCAATTTCTTGACCATCAGGACCAATTAATTTTCCTGCACCTGAATTAGAGAATCCTGACATAACAATGATTGCTTTTCTATATGTACCACTTGTGTATCCTGTTGGAACCAAATCACCATTAGTCGGACTCCATGCGTAAGTTACAGTTGTACCTGTAACTGCTGACCAACGACCTTTTGAGTAATCGAAAAGTCCTGGAGGGTCAAGACCTGCTTCTCCACCTTCATAAAATAAATCATAAAGATTTTTAGCGTATGCACCACTACCATCATAACCTGAATTAGGGTCACCTGGGTAATTTCCCGGAGAACCTACAGGTGAGTAATGTTGACCTGACTCACTAGCCGAACCGCCAGAATATCCTTGGATTTTAGGAACGAAATAGAACAACTTACCGATTGGTAAGTTCATAGCCTGAACTGATACGATTTCGTTAGCCAACAATTTAGAGAATACACGTCTTACGATTGGAAATACAACCGTTTCGAATGCTCCGTTTGAAGATTCTGATGAAGCTTCGTTAATCAAATGTGACGCTTGGTTTTCATACAACTGCGCAACATTTTCTTTTAGGTGGCCTTTAAGACCTTCAAGGAACCCTAATTTGTCCCATTTGTTGATAGTATCTTCTTC